AATGCCTAATGAATCTATCGTATAGCCTTGTTATGTCGTTTAGTTCTTTATTTTTCATGCCTATGTTTGCCTGTTATCGCCTCTCGCATAAAGCTCTGGACAGGAATATTTATCTGCGTATATTATTTTGGTTATACTTTTTGGCGTAATTTGTTCTTTGGAACAGTGATATCTCTTTTGTCACAAGCGGCAGTGATCACACATTCATTGCACACAGGTGTTCTAGATTTACAAACGTATTTGGCGTGTGTTATCAACCACATGTGTGCACCATACTTGTACTTGCCAGGCGTGGTGTTGTTTACGGTGATAGATGCCTTGCCCTCGTCCAGGCTGTCGGCCCACCCCAATCTCCACAACATTCTGAAAACGTGTGTGTCCACTGCTATGTGTGGTTCGCCAAAAACGAATCGCATCACGATGTCTGAACTCTTACGTCCAACACCAGGCAGTGTCATTAACTCTTTCTGAGTATGTGGCACCCGTCCACTAAATTCTTCTAGCAACATCTTGCTAGTGGCAAGTATATTTTTTGACTTGGCATTAAACAGTCCTGCAGGCCTGATTGCCTCAATTACTTCTTCTTGTGTGAGTTTGAGCATGTCTTCCGGAGTGTTGGCCAGTGAGAATAATTGTCTACATGCAATCGCTGTTCGTTTGTCTTGAGATTGTGCAGAAAGCATCACACCTATAAGACTGGTGTACGCTTTTGAATATATTTTGGCCTTTGGTTTTTTATTAGCGTAGTTGGGATAAAGAGAACTTAATTTCTCGTAGATGTAATCAATGTCATTACTGTTCTTCATCTGAGTGCAGTTCGTTTAGAAGTTGTCTCAGTTTGCCACCTTCCACAGTAGCCTTGACTTTGCCAATAGTGTCGCCTTTTGTTGGATCTGGTACATCAGGTCTCGCATCTTTTGGTGCACCACCACTTGAGGATACTTTGGATGTCTGTTTCAGAGAATCGTATATTGTGCTTCTCTGTTTGTCAAACTGTTTGTATTCTGGGTCATCGGCCAAGTCTCTTATTCTCAAACTGTCTACATCAAACTCAAGATCTACTTTTTGTCCAACGCCAGAACTGGATCTAGTCTTCATGAACTGTATTTGATATCTGCCACGCTCTTTCATTGCTCTCGATGTGAATATACCAATCACGTTGTCTGCTGTCTGTATCTTAGACAGTCCACCTGATATATGAGAGTGATCAAACTCTATTTCTTCAACCGATGCTCTATTCAACTGTGATGCTGTTGCCAATACACAGTGTTTCTCAACAACTAAGTTCCTCAGTTCCTCAGACACATACTTGTCTTTTATGAACAAGTCCGCCGGACTTATACGTTTGCTCTTTGGCATCATAAGATCCAAGTAGTCGATCAGTATACAATCTATTTTTTTCTTGTTCTTAAGTTCTAACTCTTTCAGATATGTTCTCACGTCTAACACGTTGCTACCACTTGGCAAGTATTTGATCTGCAAGTTACCTGATTTCTTTTTCAACATCTTAACTTTCATCTCAACATTATCTATTTCCGGAAACACTTTTCTCGTTGGAATGTTAGTCATCATTGCATCTAATCTCATGGCAGTAAGTTGCTCACTCAATTCAAAAGAGATATAGCAAACATTCAATCCGGCCAATGACCAATTGACTGCAAGATTCTGTAAGAACAAACTCTTACCTGCTCCCGATCCACCCGCGAAGATGTTTAGTTCACCTCTGTTGAAACCACCAAAAAGTTTCTTGTCCAAGTTCTGCCATCCAGTGCTGATCTGTCCATTGTTATCCTTAAGTGCCTCTAGTCTTCCCTTTGGATCTTCGAAGTAGTCTGTGCCGAGATCTCTTGTAAGGCCAACTTGCACGGCCTCCTTGACCATGTCCTCAACAGGACCATAGTCACCTCTTTCTAATAGATCGGCAGATGATAGTATTGCTTGTTCAAGTGCTTTATGTCTACAAAATGTTTCAAACTCATCTAGTAACCAGTTGAAGTGGCTTGGATCTAAATCCTTCGCTGTCTTTAATTTTATATCGTGCGATGCATTTACTATGTCAACTTCCGGCATGACCTTGTACTCGTCCATGTAGTTTTTAACGAACTTAGCAATTGGTTGCAGTTTACGATCAAATGAGTTAGGGTTGAATATGTTCTGTGCCCTAGCAAATGATTCAGCGTCCGCCAACAACATCTCTATATACAATTTCTGGACATCAAACGAATAGTTCTTAGCCTGGTGTTGTTCGTTGTTATTATAATCAGCCATGTATAAATTATATACTATTATGATATTTTTTTAAATATCTTTTCATACTATTTGGTAATATATTAAAATCTTTTTTATTTTTTACGTTGTATTGATCGATAATTTCTTCCAATAAAGAAACATTTGTGATCTTACAGATTTGTTGAAATTCGTTGAAATCCTTTTTCAGTATTTTGTCTATTTTAATTGTAGGAATAGTGTGCAAGTGTTTTTTTTCCAACTCCATTAGCCAGTTTAAACACTTGATATACATTATTGTTTCGTATTTCTCATGAGTCTTATCAATTTTAAAATAATCAAAATTTCCATCTATAGGAGGTGCTAGTGATGATCCGTCAGTTTTTTTGTAGAAATTAAATAGTTTTACATTGTAATCTTCCATATAGCATATAATTAAATTTAGATTTTTTATCTTAATAAATTCATCAATCCACTTAGGAAAAAATATTCTTTGTGTCAACGAGTCGCTACATAAGTTTTTTTCTATATGATCTGTAATACTAATATTTGATTTTTTAAATTCAATGTAATCACGATGGCTTTGTGTATCTTGTACAGCATCGTGATCATAATTGTGAGCAGTATCATCAACGAATCCATTAAAGACGAAATCTTCTTCTATTTGTGATTTCATGAGAACACTTAACAGTGATCCTGCACTGCCTGGTACGTAAAAAATGAAATTTATATTTTCTAAAAGTCTTTTACGCATACATTTTTCTTTTAAGATCTATCTTCAATTTGTTTGACTCTGCTGTCTTCAATATTGACTGTAGTACAAATAGCCTCCCGTATTTTGCAACGGCATCAGCGATGTCGTTGACTCCATCACCCCACTCGGGGAATGCCACACTCCATCCAAATTCTTTTGCTTGTCCTATTAGTTTTTCTCCCGGAGCATCTCTGTCTGGCACCACAATTACTCTTCTGCCCAACCCATCTATCAGCTCTCTTTGTGTGTCATTTATCTCGGATCCTAGTATGCTCACACCAGAAACGGATATGGCATCAAATGGTCCTTCCGTGACTATCACAAACTTCCTTGTCCAATCCTGTGCATCCATGTTGAACACATATCCAGGCCAAACATCTGTGTAATATTTTACGCCTTGCGATTCCTCAAACATCCTACCTGTGAACCCGACAATCTCTCCTCGCCAATAGAATGGTATCAACAATCTCTGATGCACGTCCCACACCTTGTCAGGTGAGTACATGAAGTCATACCAGTCGGCACCCATTCCCCTGCTTTCCAAGTACTTCAATAGGCCGTCTATCTTCTTCCATTGTGGTTCTGTGAGATCATTGCCCACGTACTTCTCCAACCACACATCTAATTTGTGCGTGTCCTTGGGTAGTGTCTTGTTCTTGAATGTCACAAATTTCTTCTTCTCATACTTCACATCGCCCTCTTCTTCACGCATGGCCTCTATGGCCAACTTACGTATGGTATCTTCCGGTATGCCTATGTAACTCATGAACTGCCGCATCTTGTAGGTCAGTTTACGTCCTATCACATAACTTGTTTTGAATCCACAGTTGAAACAGTGATAACTGACTGTGCCATCCGCACTGGTCATCAGTCCTCCACGTTTCTTCTTGTCTGCGGTCTCTCCGTTGTACACACAACAAGGTGCGTTGAAACTGATCCAACCGCTTGGTGTTTTCTTTCTGTTCGCAGGAAGACTAGTCAGAATTGTATTCTGTATAAGATTCATAATCTATACTATTTTACTGTCTATATAGGATTTTGTCAATCACACCAGTGTTACCAGTGTCGTTGCCCCAACTGAATCTCACGCTGTGATACACGCCTGTGAAGTTGAAGTTGGATACTGTTGTAGAATCCGAGAATGAGTTTGCAGTTGATCCCGCACCTTCCATGGTAATGTCAAAGTAATCTGTGTCGCTCGGTGATGCACTCATGGTGCCCTGCACTCTCAATGCTCCTGAGAAATTCTTTGTGTACACTGCTATCGTGTGTAATGCTTTGTTGTTGTTGATGCCTGGCCTTGCATCTATGGATCCTGAAGTATATGCTAACGGACCTCCTGATGCGGTAAAACTTGAAACACTTGTACTCGCTACGAATTCCGGGTATGCACCATCTAACAGTTCAACTGTGCCTGCGGCCGCATATCCTGTGTCTGCATACGTGATCTCCCTGCTACCATCAGAATTTACTTCCCGCACTGAGAAGTTGTAGAACTTGGCGTCTAGTGGTAATAAATCACCTTCTGTGATCGTGCAACTTGCGTCGCCTTTTGTGCTCACTGTTGATCCATCATCTAATATGCTCAATGTCTTGGTTAGAACCGCTTTTTTGCTCTCGGAATCGATCATGTTGAACTCGTAGGTCTTGGATGTGATATCCTGCGCCTTCTGATCTTCGTTCTTGAATGTGAACGTCACAGGATTTGATACCCCTCTGTGCAGTGTTAGGCGTCTATCGTACACTTTTGAACTCCTCCCGTGATAACCACTTACGTAGGCTATTACCAACTGTGATAGTAAATATCTTGAAACTGTTTGCATTGTACATATTTAACAGTATTTATAGATATAGAATGAATGAAATTTTTAACACATTAAGAGACAAATTCCCATTCTTGAGCCTTATCCAAAAGGGAGACCTGGAGTATGTGGGCATAATACAAAACGAAGACGTCAATGTAATCAGTTTCTACGACTACGGTAAGTTGATAATATCACAGGACAAAGCCCAGTTTTTGAAATCTGGTGAAACTTGGTGGCACGAGTCCAACCGTAAATTGCCAATCAACATATTTCTCAAGGGCGAATTTAGACACTTTCGATCGACACTGATCACACTCAACTCAAAGGATGTTAAAATAGTACACGGACCAACTGTGAGACTTTCTGACATCTCTAAGAAACGTGTCAAGAGAAGGACCATCCAACTAGTCAGGCGTCCTACTTAATACAATTCAAAAAAAAAGACCGCTGTCTGCGATCCCATCTAATTTTAATACCACGTTCACTCCAAATCTGTTGCCAGTAAGGCAGTTCGTTCATGATCCAGAGGGCATTCAGTTGATCCTCTTTGTTCATGACTTTCCACGTGTTCTTTGCTTTGGACTTCCAGTAGTCTGTGAGAAACTTGGACAACGACACGACCGAGAACGGTCCATCATTGGATAGGTCTACTACAGTGGGTTTGGATTTTTTAGTGAGTTTTTTATTTGTCTTGTTGTACACTAAAGTTATATTTATCTTTTGTGAGCATATTCATTTGCACTACTATGGCCTGTGCATATGCCACAGCGTGTGACTTCTTGAAGAAGTAACTGCCATCGATTGGTTTGGTCCATACCTCTTTCAGTATATCAGTCCAGTCCTTGTACATCAGTCCTCTTTTAGCAGGACGTATGATTGCTAGTACAGCCGCAAGTTGTTCTATGGTACGTGGTTCCAATTTGGACACTATATTGAAATGACCATTCAGGTGGAAAAGGTTTTCCACTATCTTTGGATCTTTCAACATGTCCCAATCAGGTTCCTGTATCATCAGTTCTACTAGTTCTTGTTCTGATTTAACATCTTTGTATATGTTTACATTTAGACAGTCTATTTTAAAGTATCCTCTGTCCTCTGCATTCTTGTAATCTAGTGAAGCATGTCCTGTCACAGGATGTTCGGGAACGGCGTGGAAGTAGACTCCTGTTTTGTGTTTTTCGCTTTTACCATCTTTGATCATTGAAGCAGGTGTGTGCTTGAAAAGTTTTAGTGTGTTGTCTCTGTCAAAGAAGTCTATGTCTACATCAGGCATTAGTGCATACTCCCTTTGCCTTTTTCAGCATAATTTATCATTTTATCACGTGCACCTGGTTGCAATACTTCTAGAACATCTAACAGTTTCCTGTATCCTTCGGACGCTATCATTTTCCTATTTACATCAGGCATGACCACTCTTCCTATGGATCCGTCGTCTTTGATTATCACGGCACAGTCACCATCATCAAATTGTAAGTTGTCAGACACTTCTAAATCGATCTTAGACAATCTTGGCCTCCCTTGCTGTGTCCTGTACCAGCATGTGATCAGCAGGATAGCTCTTCAACTTGCTTGGCCAGAAACTAGTGTTAATAAATCTTTCAATCATTTGTAATTGTTCGTCGTTAAGTGATTTTAACATCCTTTTGCCTGCGTTGCAACCTAACAACAGCCATGGACTTATCTTTCCCTGCTGTATGTGTTGCACTGCCCTGTTGGTGTTGACCAAACGGAAGTAGTCACTCCATTGTGCGTTTTGTTCTGTTGCCCAGTCCATCATTGTTGCAATACTCCTCTGTAGTGCGGCCTCCACAGGTTCCGATTTAAGTGCTTCTATAAGATACGTTTCGTACAAGTCATCCCTGGACCAATGATCCAACTTAATTTTTGATCTCAACACAAACTCTATGTACTTCTCTGGATACAGTGGATTAATATGCATGATGAAACGGCCGAACTTTACAAAGGCATTGTAGTACGAACTCTTAACGAAATCATCGTACGTCTTTGTTTTTGAATTGTGTTGATGTATCTGATAGAATCTCTGGAACACCATGAACGCATTCACCACCCATTTTTCATCTCTTTGCAGATATCTCCTCTTGGGCTCGCACAGATGTACTTGTAGTGTACGTTCTTTAGCAAACTCCTTGCCACAGTATGTGCATTTATTTGTCGATGCCATGTGCTTCTATCAGTTCCTCTAGTTCCCTGTCTGTGATCACCTTGTCCAACGTCTCTAGATCTGATTCCTTCCACGTGGGGTATATTTGTTGCAGTTTTTTAAGACTCTTGTTTGGCACACGTTTCATGGGTTTCAGCCATGGATGAAACTGCTGTGTCTCCGCCCCACACATAGCAGTCAGTGTCCATAACAGTTTCTTGTGTTTACCCAATGTAAAGCAGTGCTTGTTCACACACTCGTTGACCATTTCTATGTAATGTTCCACGTAAAAAGGATCCTTGGATGACACACTGGAAACGTATCTCATCAGCATATAAGGTGAATACAAGGATTTCTCCTTCTCGTCTATCCTGTCAAAATAATCTTTGTTCCTGAAGTCAACGGCTTTTAATCCGTTCCTTAAATCAAAGAATTTTCTATTTTTTTCTACTGGCATATTTTAGTGCAAACATTGTGCATTCTTTTGCTGTTACAAATGTTAATTTTATTTTATTGTGTTTGTGTTGTAAACCTGAAAATTGGAATTTGTGTTTTTTCATAAAGTCAAAGAAACTATACATCCAGTCCTCATCCATCCACACAGCGATCTTGTTGCTGGTTATCATGATGGGTGCGTCTATTGTGATTGACTTCCTACCAGACGGAGCCATAGTCCACCTGTTCGCATTGCCTCGAGATGTCCTTGACGAAGTAAGCACACATGGGTTTTGGACCGTTGTTTAACGGAACGGCCAGCATCTGTCCTGTTTTGATTTTCGGGAAGTACCATTTTACTTCCGTGTAAATGTCTACCACATCTATAGGATAGAAATCTGGCTTTGGACTTGATAGAGGATTGAAAGTGAATGCGTCAAACCCTCGGTCATTTAGACTGGTGATTGGCAACACGTGCATCTCGGATTGTCCTGCTTCGCCTATAAGCATTTTCCAGTCCAACGGCATCTTTATCTTGTGAGGACCAATTTCCAACACCGCCGCCGGTGCATTGAAGCTCTCGAGGAATATCAACGGTATGTAGAAGAAATCAGGATTGGCCGGATCGGAATTGTCCAGTACAGCAAACCTTAAATTCTCATCTACCCATTCTGGTATTTTCTCTAACTTGTATGTTCTGTTATCCAGTGTAAGGATTTTCATAATTTATCTTTTCTATATTATACGGGTAATTGGCCTCTTTGTAAAACTTTTTCCTTGCCCCTAGATGTCTTTTTGCAAACTTGCAACTGCTGGTAATATCCCAGATCTGTACACTGTCCTTGTCCTCGGCCTTCCTGATCCCACGTCCTATACTCTGTATGACCCTGACAAACGACTTGCCAGGTTCTATGAGAACAAGATTAAAAATCCTAGGAATATTAATACCAACAGAGGCAACTCCATATGTGGCGATAATAACTTTATTTGTTGCAGTAGATATTTCATCATATTGTTCCTTCCTATCTGTGTTTTTGGTTGATCCTGATACGAACACCGCATCGTCTATCTGTTCTTCTAATATCTCCCCGGCAGAGATTCTGTCCACAAGTATCAGCGTGTTGCCCGAACTGGATATGTCTTTAATCGTGTTGGCTACCCATTTCATCCTTGTCTTGTCCGTGGTCAGCCATTTCAGTTCTTCTCCGTAGGTCTTGAACTGTGGATGATCCTGTGTCTGTAACACATTCACATGACAGTTTGCCAACACACCTTTGTCTTGTAATTCGCTGGCCTGTATCCTGTTGGACACGTCACCTATGCTACATTTCAAACCCATGAATTCATAATCTGCTTTTGGCACAGTACCTGTGAGACCCCAACGTATGCCGCAGTGTGCGAATGGTCCTGTCAACAATCTTTTCAGTACATCTGCTTTGGCCATGTGCACCTCATCAATTATTACTGTGTTGATGCCTTGTATGGCCTCCAGAAAGTCTGTTGTGTGCTCGTCCTTGCTTTTCTTTTCTAACACATTTAGTGACTGCCATGTTGCAATCGTGTTGAACCTACCCAACTCTTTCCTGTCGCCGTAGTACACACCCACGTCTAAGTTACAAGCAAGGAAGTCCTCCTCTGTCTGTGTGACAAGACTCTTGTTTGGAACAATGGTCAGTGTACGACCGTAAGGTTCAACCAATTGGCACAAGGCCGCTGTAATGATTGTCTTACCTGCACCAGTGGCGATCTCCTGTATGCTTTGTGGATGTTCTATGAATTTGTTGATCGTCTCTACTTGATAGTCTCTTAGTTCTATTGGTTGTCCTGCCACAGGATGATTCTCGGGCCATTTTATATGTGAAAGATAATTCTTATCAACTGCTTTGAATTCAAAGTTGTGTTGTTCTCTTTTGTCCTCAACATCTATGTACACACCACCCTCGTCCAGTATGGGAAGTATTTGATCAACCAGATTTAGATATGTTGTACCACCCAACCCAAAGAATGACACTTTACCGTCCCACCTGCCTAACTTGACTGCCGGAAGATGTCTAGCATATGGTATCTCGTATTTGAATTTGTTTGATAATCTCTTACGCCATTCGAGGCTTAGGTTCTCGAACTTCACATTCACTTCATCTTTTATTACTAATTTACAACTGCTCATATTTAAAGTTTTACTATAACGTGATCATGCCAATCCCAATTACTCGGTTGGTGATCACTATAATACAACTTTTTTGGAAGATTTTCAAGCATTCTTTTTAGATTGTCTGTGCCAGTGGCATAATAACCACCACCCAGTGCGACCAATGATGCTTTTGGTTTTACCTTGCTCTTGATCAAGGCTCTTGGTATTCTGTTCCTTACAAATATAATTTTAGTATTATCATTAATAAGTTTGAACTGTTTGCTCATCTGATGCAGTTCAAATAAATTTTGAAAGAACTCTTGTGACGTGCCGTTATTAATTAATTGAGTCCTTTCTGGGGAACCCATTCCATCTTTGTAATCTTTTGAATACACAGGTTCTTTAACATCAAATCCCCAACTGCAATCGTTCAATATGTCTATGCCGTGTGCCTTAAAGGCGTTAAGCCATTCCCAAAAGTTCTTAACATCTTCCTGCATATGTATGTCTCCACTGACAGGCATTATCAACGGAAAGCAATCCAACTCCATCAATCCTTTGACAACTTCTTTCTTGCTGAATCCTTTTGAGTCTATCCATAACTTGTGGTAATTGTTGTGTGCTATCTTGTGACCTATCGTGGTCTCTGCTGGCACGTTGATTCCTTTGGTCGATATGTTGAAGTTCTTCAGTGAGTCCGCTTGTGACAGTGCCGTTTTGTTTTTTAGATTCTCATTCCAATATTCTTGTAGTGATTCGGGTGCATTGTCCAACACAACCTCACCTGCTATCAATCTTGCTGTGGGTTTACGATGTCCTATTATTTCTCTTTTAATTTCTTCGTAATCGTCCAGCAGACTATCGTCCATAAACTTGAAATCATATCTCACTGCAATCAATGTTAGGTAGTAGGCAGTGACGTCGCTGTGTTGGAAGGTCCACTTCTTTTTCTCACCGTCATACAGTGCATACATTCCAGGCAAGTCACGTTTGTCTTTCATGCAACGTATCAGTTGTATCACTTTCTTGTTGTAAGGGAATCTCATCTCTATTCTTTCAACGTTGTCCTCATCTGTGTACTTCTCTATAACTTTGTCAAAACTGATGACACGGAAGTCGTCATCATACACTGGACTATTCAGTAAATCCTTGATGTCCATGCCGTGTGCTTGGAATTTGGTCAGGTATCTTTTAAGAATTACCAGTGCTAGTCTGGCCTGTTTTTCTGTCCATGCATACTGTGATTCTGCCAGTGATCTCACTGTGTCATAATCTTTGGGGTGTGGCTTTATCTGTGTCTTCTGCGTCGATAGGGGATCTGTCCAGAAATAATCATTATATGCTAGTATTTTGAGTGCTTCGTTAATGGTTTTTGGCAAATCTGTGTGCATTTTTATACCTGGTAATTTAGATAATTATTAGTATATTATAGCACAATTGGTAATGTAGTCAACCATGAAAAAAACTAGTAAAAAGACTGTCACAGTCCGGAAACAATTGAAAATCAAATTGGAAAATACTCTGACTAGGCGAAAGAACGTTAGGAACTTCAGACCCACACACTCTATAATGGTCACTTGGTTCAAGCATCTCAACAAGGGATTGTTTGGTAATAAATTACCTGCGGTACCGATGTATCTAGTGAGGATGAATGCCGATTGGGGTAGATGTTGGGCGAACTGGGATAACAGGAAGTGTAGGAAAGGCACTTACGATCAGAGCGTGATACCTTATGATAAGACTGAAGTCACTTTCGCAATAGAGTTACACAGCAAGTATCCGACCTTTCGAGACTTCGTGGAAACACTGGCACACGAGATGGTGCACCTATACCAGATGACTGTGCTGAAGGATCCTTATTCAAATCACAACGCAAACTTCTTTGCCTTTAGAAATAAATTCAATAGTGCTGGGTTGAACCTATCAAGAACCGGCTAGTACGGTATCTTCAAACTGTCTGTAACTTATCACTTTTGAATTCCCATGATCGGTTCCTGTCTGTAGATAATTCATGAAGTCTGGAGGCCTGTCATGCACCACGGTGTAGTTGACGTAGGGTCTCATCTTCAACATGTCTCTGAACTGTTTCAACCAGCCATCGAATATCTTATCTTCGTTGCGTTCGCCATAGTAGTCCGTGTCTTGGTAAATGTTGTTTAGCTCGCCTTTGCCATACTCCCTGAAGTCAAACCCAATCAGGTAGATGTTCTTGTGTCCATGCACACCCGCGGTCCAGTATGCCGCATTGCCGGATATCCAGTTTGGATTGTTTGGTATGAGATGTATCATGCCCTTGCTCTCTTTCCTGTTTGCCTGCAAGGCTGGTGCGTAGTGGATGGTCTTCAATCCGACCTCGTCCTCAATCATCTGCATTGACATATTTGTGTCCACGGAGAATATAAAGTCAGGGATGAAATCTCTGTACAATGCATTACATCCGTAGGTCTGTCCGGTCTCTGTCAATCTGTTTAGATCAAAGCCTTTCCTAGACGGACCGTTGCCGATGACGTAGGCGTTGCCCCTTGGAACTGCTTTTACTCGATCCTCAAAGAAAGCGGTCTCTTGTATCCTTTTACCGTCACGTATGATTAGATTTGTGTTAACAGTTTCTCCTTCGTATGGTTTCCATTTGATTTCTAGGTTTGTGTTCATAGATATTTTTTTATAATTCTGTCTTTAATTCTCCTCCATGGTAATCCTTTTTCTATCTCATCTTCGAACCATTCAGTGTATGACAATTTGTTTGCCCACTCTTGTCGATCAGGCATTTTGGGATTGTTGATCTGTGTCAGAGAATGATTACCAACGTCATAGCATAAACTGTCTGCAGATACAAACACAGGTATTCCGTTAATTACGGCCTCCATTGCAGGATTAGAACTATGATTAATCACAGCCCAAGCGTCTTTCAGTGTGTCTTTGAAGTTTGTGTCGTCTATCGTGTTCCTGTCCATCACAGGAGGTGCAAGGCTTACATGCTTGTATTTTGCAAAATCAAAACCCATAGGATTCCTAGGATGGGATCTAATCTGTATAGGCCTTGTTGTGTGTTTTCTAATTTCATTTATTTGTTGTTCAAACCAAACGTTCATGCTAGGCATACCGTTCCATTGTTCAGATGCATGGTGTTGTCCTAATATGATTATATTGTCCCCTGTCTGTTTCCATGGTTTAAATGTATGTTTGAACAATGGCCATCTTGTGTCGTCAACATCTTGATCGGCAAAATCCGCTTTCCTGTTCACTCCGTTTATTGCGATCTTAAAACTTTCATTCCTTCTCAGTCCGCCTACTTCCAGCACTATCACCGGCTTGTTTGCCTGTCTGTACCTTTCCCATATCTGTTTGTAGTTTCTCATCCTGCCTTGCCATAGCACACTCCATATGACTGCCACATCGCTGTTGGTCTCTTTGTTGACGTGTACATCGTCGCCTGTCGCCTGCATAGATTTCAAAAATTTGGCAAATATGTTTTCACTGTTAAGTGGGCCGTGCATGGGCCATGCTTCGATCTTCATCAGTTGCCCTGTGTGCCTTTGGCCACCTTGCTTACAATATCGTCTTTTTGTTTGGGATCAAACTTAACTCCGCCAAATGGATCATAGTTCTCTACGTTCTTCCAGTAGTTCTCGTTCCTGTCCCCCCGCAGATCGCTCTTGCTACTTTTCCCTAACACTTTCCTTTTGCCTTTCATGTGGTCTACATATGCTCCAAGCACACTGTTGATGAACACATGATGTCCTTTGGCGCCTGCACCCTTGCCTATGTCCACCCCGTCGTCGGGTGCCACACGTTTGACACACTGCCAGAACAGATAACTGTCGTGCCATTCTAGTTCTTTGAATATGGTGTCCTTGGTGTAAAGGTCTGTCCAGTATTGCATGAATTCTTTAATCTTTGGATGCTTTCTGTTGTAGCACACCCACCCGCATTCTGGATATTTTTCACCCCTACCCAAGAAGTTTACGAGCTTGTCTTGGGGCAGTAGTCCAGTAACGAACTCTGTTGTGATTGGCCGGAATGTGTATGTGTCAGCATCAAGCCACAGTACGTAATCTGTGTCTAGTGTTTTGATCGCATGGTCAACAGCGAAAGTCTTGTGTGCAAATCTCACAGCGTCCCACAAGTATGAACCTTTACCTTTGTCGTTCTTGCCTGCATTGGGATCTCTACGAACACCTCCTTCTATTTCCTGCACTTCGCCGTTGGCCACTGGGTCGTCTTTGTGCCGCTGTTTAAACTTTACAAGTTCAGGATTCGAATCCTCGATGTTTATAAATTTAATTTTTGGATGGTTTAAGTCAGGCCTGTTGCCTTCGTGGTACGCATATAAGATTACATCATCAGGCCAAAATTCGATATGACTCTCCAGCATTCTCTTTGCGTAGGCGGTCCATCTGTTAGGTGGAAAAGTTGTTATTACCGATAATGATTTCATTGTAAGCCTAACTTTTGTTTGAATCTTTTGTACACTGTGCCGTCACTTATCTCCTTTATGCTCCACAACTTATATCCCAGATCGTACACCCATTGTGTCCTGTCCGGCATCTTTGGTGTTTCTATATCGTTAAGATCTTTGTTGCACACGTCCCAACACAGAGCTAGGTCTGATGTACAGAACGTTGGTATACCTCTTATGCAACTGTCTACACTGGCTGTGGAGTTGTGTGTGACAACTGCATGTGCATTTGTAATGGCTTCTTGGAAATGAAATCTGTAAAATTTCTTTTGATCACCTATAAAGTTTTGCTGGGTAAATTGGAGTTCTACATCTTCGGGAAACTCTTTTTTACGTGCAACAATGGAAGCCACGTGATTAGGATGTGGTCGAACAATAAATTTTCTAGCAGTGGCCGGCCTCAGTGTATCGTATACTCCTTTGAACCAATCTATAGGATCTAATTCGTTCATGCTCCAATTGTCTTTAGGCTGAAGTACAAATATTATGGGATCGTTTTGATCAGACTTACGCCACGGTTCGTATTTTACTTTGAATTTTTTGACCATCATGTCCCAACGATCACTGGGACTGTTGTCTGAAAGGAAGTTGCCATCGTTCATGGGTGTGTATAAGGATACCCTGAAATGGTGATCCGGTGATGTCGACACATTACCAAAACTAGATAGCAATCCGCCATCAAAGGTTATCAGAGGGATCTTTTTTTTCCTACAATTATTCGCCAGCTCTCTACGTCGTCCTTTTGTGTGATGCATCTGATTATCGCCCCCATAACCAAACATGGCCGCCATTGGTGCTGTTGGCATCATCTCGCCTTCTACAGTTGGGCCTGATCTGTTCTCATTCACAATAACCGCTTCGTCGCCGGCCGCTTCTATACCTTCTTTTAGATGGTAAAGCAATTCGTAACTGTTACCGCGTTTACGATCCTTGACTGTCCTTCTAAATATCTCAACTTTCATTCAACATCCTCCATGCTGTGCCGTTGGCCATTTCTTGTAGTGTCCAATTATTATATGCTAAACTGCTGAATAATGCAATCCTGTCTCCGTATTTGGGCGTTTCTATCTTGCTGAAATCCGTCTGTGATATTGGTGCGGCCGCACTGTTGTTGGGATCACAGAACACAGGCACACCATTGGCCAGGCTGGCCACCATGGTGTTGGAGTTGTAGGTCACTGTTGCATGATAATCGTGCCAATTAATGTTGCCCTTGTGTTCGGTAGGCCTATCTACTTTTACAGTAGCACCCACGTGATCAATTTTGATTGTTGGGTTGTAAGGTTTTTCTCTCACATCAATTTCTCTGTCTGTGTTTTGTTTAAGCGTCTTAATTGTGTTGTCCAACCACTCCGTGGCATCAAAGAAGTTTGCTATAGCATTTGTTGGTGGCAAGACTAGAATTTTTTTACCTTTGTTCCATGGTTTAACATCTTGTTTGAAATATTTCTCATATCTATCTGTGGGTCTGTCTTGCAATATGTTTTGACAGTGTTTGTTTTTTGTAATACGTAACCAGTGAGGACTAATATGTGCGTTTGTGAAGTAGCCGTGATCCATGAAGTAGAAATTTCTGTGTTCCTTCTCACACCATTTGTACACCTCACCGGAACCCGCAAGTATGCCGTACATAGTCAAATTCTCTTCAGGTAATGATTTTAAATCTCTGAATTGATATATCTTACCCTGGCCAGAACCACGAACGAAAGCATCAACGTAACGCTGTGTCCTAGGTTTGGTTGTGTGTATTCCTGCTATCATTTTTCGTTTATCATGAACATGTGACTTTTACTTGTTCTACTATATTCGGCTATTATGTTTACACTGCGTCTATGTAAACTTGCATTAATTCTTGGAGTGACTCCGTGTATTGCTTTAGGTGAATTATTTACAAACATCACGAATGTGTTTGCTTTGTATGGCACTGTTGTGGAAACATTTCCTAGGTTATGTTCAAAAATTTGTCTTCCCTTCTTCATATCTACGTCCTGTACGGGATCAACAGAATCATAGATCTGAAATTCACCGCCTGTGCTTGTGTCTTCTTTGTATGGCATGTACAATAGACCTGCGTATATTTCTCTTGGGTTGTCTATGTGAGGCGACCTTGTCGTCGTTGTGATAGGCTTATGCATTACAGTTTGACAATCTGTCCAAATGTGTGCAGACTTATCCACCCAACCCCTAGGTCCAAGATCTGGATTATCATGTCTGATGTATTCAGAAAACACAGTCTTGACTTCATTAAAGAACGTTATTGATGTATGGTATTTGGTGAATTCCTTCCATATATTGGAAACTTTTCCCGGCTTCAACATCTCGTCCGCCTTCAATCGATAACATATACCCGAATCAAATGGCTCCATAGACAGCAGTTGTTCTTTAGGCCACTCTTTTTCGAGTTGTTCGTACAACTCCTGAGGCAGGGCGTCCTCGATCACAAAATGTGGATAAGGCTCCAGTATCAGTTCAGGCTTTTTTTGCAGGATCGAAAGGTTCATTCGAGATGCTCCATTATTTCGGGAATGTTTATTTTGAAGTTGATCATGTCACTGAATCTTTTGACACCCTGTAATTTGCTTCCTTTCTCTCGTGATATCTGCACAACTTCTGCTAGGTAAAGTTTGTGTTCCAAATTCAAATTGTGAGAAAGCAAGGGATATACTTTCTTGTGTAGCATGTTCTTGTCTTGTATCTCTATTACTTTAGTCCCAGGCTGACACCATAATAGGTTAACCATGCCTGCACCATGGGCCGCCAGCACGTGAGATGCTTCTGCGAATGTTTTAATTTGATCCTTTATACTTAGATTTTCCAGTGTAACAGTCTCCCATCCTTTCAGTTTGAGTAGCAACTCATCTGAGTTCAACATCCTTCTTGTCTTCGCCCCAGGCCTCAGCACAACTATCTTCCTGTGCGGCTTCACTCCTTTGATATTGGTCAATCCTTTGAAATGTCGTAACCATGGGGCAAGTGCCGGTGTTGTTATACCGTCCCTTACGTTACTCATGCTAGGTACCATGAGATGTTTGAATTGCCATGTCTCACCTTTTTTCATTACAACTATCTTAACATTTGGGAAAAGTTCTTTGCACACCTTTTCAAAATATGGACTATGATTGGCCATTATGAAACAGTATCTACTGAAGTTTGTTGACCATCTTTTCTCAAGTAATCTAAACTTGGATATCACATCAATCCAGATGTGCCATGGGTTGCCTTTGCTGTCGTCGTCAACAGGCAACCATACGTATGTGTCTTTCTCGTGGAAAAATTCGGTCACAGGCGGCAGGTCCAGTTCCACGTGGTCATCCCAGTCTTTCCAAAGTTTATGGCTTTTATGTGGCTTGTGTCTGCTCTTGTGTGTCAGTTTCCAAACATGATCCGTTATCAATTTGTTTTCCCTGGTCAACAACAACGGGCAAGTATGCACTTTACAGTTATGAAACTCTGCAACGAAGGTTGGTAAACTTGTGAATTTTGGATCTATAGAATCATGATAAGGCACTGTGTAGGTATATTCGTGGTCTACCGTTTCCCAACGGTCGAGGAAATACTTCAGCGAGGTTATGTTTTTTGATAACATTTAAGTAATAATTATGTTATAATACACTAAGATGATTTTATTTTCAAACGGTTGCAGTTTCCTCACACCCAGGCCCACGGTAAGCTCTACATGGGGCGGCCACCCGGTGGATACCTTTACCAGCAAGATAGTTGCCGAGCATTATGGCATGGATCTTTCTAACATAGCAATGGGAGGCAGGGGAAACGTAAGGATAAGTTTCTCTTCAAAGGTATGGTTCGAACAGAACAAAGACAAGGACGTATTCGCCGTGATTGGATGGTCCAGTGCCATAAGGAATGATTACATCACCAACGACGGCTGGAAGAAAGGAAGGGTGCCTGGAACAGATCTAACCTGGAGGACATGGAAAACCTTAGACAATGTTAGTTTCATTAGGAGTAACAAAGGTTGGGACATTGAGAATAATCTCACAATGAATTTCCTCGAGAACGTATTTGATCTACAGAATTATTTTGAACGTAAGCAAATCCCGTATGTGATGTACAATTCTCTACCAAACAATTTTGGTAACGGAACAGCAGACTTCGAAGTGATCAGGAATGCAATAAACATGGACAGATTCTTTAATCCTACGGTCAGTCACTTGGAATTTGTAACAGATAAAAATCTAAGGATCAGTCCAAATGATCCGCACCCTTCTGCACAAGGACACAAAGAATGGGCCACACAATTAATAGAGTTTATAGATGCTAACAATTTACGCACCATTTAAAAATAAGAAAAGCAAAGCGTGGGAAGTGTTCAACGGCGTGGAGAAATCATGGCCTGATCAGATAACCAAGTTAGATAATGCAGTGGAGACGGAACCGGAAGTTAACAGTATGTTCTGGGGATTCGTTGGCAACAACAGCGAGATGGTTAAGAAGTGTGAAGCACGTAATCACAACTATTGGTTCACGGACACACCATACTTTGGTAGGTTTGACAACAACAATCTCAAACCAAACAATCATTATTGGCGTGTTTGTAGGAACTCTATACACGTACCCATGCTGAAAAATTGTAAAGCAGATAGATTTGAAAAATTCGGAATGAAAATTAAAGCACCAAACTTTGCCGGCAAGTACATTTTAGTCTGTCCCAGTAGTGCAGGAATACACAACTATCTGGATAGACCAGATTGGACAAATGAGACCGTACAACAGATCAAGAGATACACCGACAGGCCTATCCGACTTCGACACAAGCCTAGGGGCAGGGGTACATCGGGACCAAGTGAAGCAAAAGTACCTCTATCTGAGGATCTAAAAGAGGCATGGTGTGTGGTCACAAGTTGCAGTATAGCGGCCGTGGAGGCAATGTGTGAGGGTATTCCTGTTTTTTGCGATAACAAAAGTTTTGCTGTGGACGTAGGAAATGTGGAACTGTCAGACATTGAGAATCCTTACTACGGTGGACCAGAGCCATGGCTGTACAGTCTTGCATACCAACAGTTCACTCCTGAGGAGTTTGCAAACGGCACAGCAGTCGAGGTTATGATGGACAAGGGGATATTGTGAGTATTGAAAAGTTAAGCGGAGGACTGTGGGTACCATCGATGGACAACCAGATAGAACAGTGGCGCAACGAAGGCCATCCATACATGCAGGACACCTGTCTTAACGAATTAATTGAATGGTGCAACATACAGAATAAAAAATTTAACCTCATAGTTGATGTAGGAGCATGGTGCGGCACTTGGGCATTGTCTATGCAACGGTTTGCAAAAAACATACATTGTTATGAGCCCAACAAAGTACACTTTGAATGCCTCGAGAGAAATGTAAGTACGCACAGTCATGTCAGAGTATACAATCAAGCAATAGGCAACCAAGAAGGATTTGTAAAGTTGACAGAAGATAGTGCAACCCAAAATACTAGGGTGTTGATACAAAAAGGCGAAACAAAAATTAACATGTTGGATACGTTGGGACTGTCGGGTGTTGATTTTATTAAGATAGACGTCGAAGGTTTAGAGATGGAAGTGCTCAAGGGTGCAGGAAAAACATTAGAAAATGTTGAATACCTAATGGTTGAATTAAACGGAAACAGTGAAAGATACGGAAGCAGTAAAAGAGATATTAAAAAACATTTGAAATCTTTAGGTTTCAAAGTGTTAATAAAGACATGGCCTGATATTGTTTACTACAAAGCATGATGTACGAATACCTTAAAAAACTTAAAACGGAAAACTATTTCTCACCAAACAAAATACTAGACATAGGTGCAAACATAGGATTTTGGACAAAGAGTGTCAAAGCAATTTGGCCTGATGCAGAATACACCTGTGTAGAAGCAGGACCAAAATATGAAAAACATCTTAAAGAGATAGCGGACAACTGTCACATCGCTGTGCTCGGTAATAGTAACAGAGAGATCAAAATGTATCTACGTGAAATTGACAAAGGAAGCAAAAAGAAAGTCACTTATACAAAAGGGTCAACTGTGTTTGGTATTTTTAAAGACTATGAATTAAGGCAGATGCAAACATTGGATCAATTGGTAGGCGAGGATGCCCATTTTGATCTAATAAAACAAGATGTACAAGGTGCTGAAATAATGATTATGCAGGGTGCACCAGATATATTCACACGTGCAAAGTATGTAATTCAAGAAGTAAACCTATACAAGGATGAGAAGTTTCCCGAAATGCCAACTGAGAATGACATGGACGAGTACATGTTCCAGTTAGGATTTGACAACAACGAAGTCATTGAAAAGAAAAAGAACGTCGGACAAATAGATAAGATTTATTTTTAGTATTAAGAACTGAAAAGATTTATTAATTCTTTCTTCCAGTCGTCACCGTATTCGCAATCACGATATCCGTCAAACCATGGTCCACCTTCAGTGTAGTGCAGTATTTTTGGAACACCGTCTTTGGGTTCTTTATACCAGCCTACCAACCAGTTGTATTCTGCAGGCATAGACCCGATCTCGTTATCATCCAACCAACTGAACCTGTGCAGGAATTTTGGTGACTCCTCATTGAGCAGTTCTGGTGTCAGTATTTTGTTTTTAGGATGTTCACAGTTCCACAAAACCATGCTTGACCAATTTTTTCTAGGATATGAAGTTTGCACCTGGCCATCCATTTTTGTTGACTCAGTTGGCGTGTAATCGTGTTGCACTACCACAACTGCTTTACTATTGTCACAATATTTTACAAGTTCGTGGCTGGGGATCTTCCAAAGGAAATCACAATCACAAAATACCGCCCACCCTTTGAAGTCGTTCATGTAAGGTACAAAGAATCTCGTGAATGTGAACTCTGTTGATGCCAACTTGTCCACTGGTCTAGTGTAAAGACCTCGGTCTCTCATCTGTTTTTGTTTAAGGGGAATAACTTCTGCTGATGGATCTCTACGCTTGATGCTGTGTTCACATACTTGGTATGCTATGTCTTCTCTGCTGTCGTGTCCAACGTATATTTTCATTTTCTACCTGATAGTAATTGATGAATATCTTTCCAATTACTTACTCTGATTATTTGGTCATGATTAAGATCTTTGTTATATGGATGGTCTATTAATATAGGCTTTAAACCGTATTTGAGCCCGGCTACAGCGTTGGCAGGCTTGTCCTCGACCCAATATAGTCCGGTGTTGTGAAACTCGGCTAACGCACTGTCCTTGTCTGCTCCTGTGCCTAGTATATGGTAATTTGTGAACACATGCTCCCCAAACAGTTCACCCAATCTCCGTTTACGTAATTCCTGTGCTGGTTTGTCAGATGTCTGAGATGTTATTGGTATGAATGTCCACCCCTCTGCCGCTAGTAGTTTTACCCATGTCTGTGATCCAAGCATTGGACGTTGTGTGCCCATCCATGCACTTCTGTTGAACTCTCTTATTTGTATTCTTATTTCGTTTTTTGTTAACCCAAATCTTTCTTCCATCCAGTATGTGTCTTGCTTGTCTGGCAGTAATCTGTGAGGATGATATCTGGCACCTCTGTCATCAAACAGTGTCTTTTGTAACATCCATTTTGTGAAATGGTGTTCCCATTCCAACAGCACACCGTCTACATCTGTGAGTATTATTCTGTTATTTGATATCGGCATCTTCCATTCCTGCTACTCTCAATTTAACAATGTTTGTTATCTGCCATTGTTTTTGATCTAAACCTTTGGTGATGCCTAACCATTGATTCCTTATCAATGCAAAGTCATTTATAATTTTATCCATGTCAACGACATCGTCTTCACCGTCCACGTACTTCTCTGCGTCTCTGCTTGATAGTGCTCTGTTGTAATTTTCTAGGTATTTTCTAAAGGTCTTTGATCTTAACCTTCGTAATTCTATGTTTAGGTATTCTAGTATTGCTTCTAGTTGTTGTAGTTGACTGAATCTTTCTTCAACTATTCCAGGTAATGATGCACTGGCCCTTTCTAGGTTACCGTATATCTTGCACTGCTTTTTGGCTTCTAGTAATTCCTTATCAAAGTATGCTACACAGTCTGGTATCTTGTCTAGGTTCCTGCTAACTTCGTTGTACCAGTTTATCATTCATCAGCATCGCCGTAGCCCATGTCTTCAGATTCTTCTTCCTCGAACACAGTGTTAACGGCTTCCTCTAGTTTTGGATCAAGCTCTGCAGATCCTCTGAGTACGTCATGCTCAACCCCTATGTCTTCTAGACTTTTAATGAAGTCAATAGCACAGTCTAGTTTCTGTCTTTCAGGAACGTAATGTACAATGGAGTTCCACAATCGTTCAATGTCGGCGTGATCAAAGTCTATCATTATTTTTCTGTTTTAGTTTTTGCTTTAGGTGTTACATCAACTTCGATAGGAGCATCAGTGTCTTCTTTGTCAGCGAAGTCTGTTTCTTCTTCAAAGTCTGCCATTAGCATATCTAATTTATCACCTATCCATTGTTTTCTAAAGTCAATATGTTCTTTACCTGCTTTATCAATGTATTTCAGTCTGTTTCCTTGTTGCACTAGTACGCCTTTCTTCTCAAATAGGTCAACTAGTCCACTGTATGGGTTCATTCCTGTTTCATATGGAATCTTAACTTGTACTGATTCAAATGGTTTAGAGTATCTTGTTTTCATAACTTTACAAGCGGCTCTTATACCTCTTACGTCTGAGACTTTGTTACCGTCTAGATCCTCTTTTAATTTAAGTTTCTTCATTGCAATAACAATCGAACTTGCATAGATAAATCCTTGTCCACCTGATATCTTGTCATCAGGATCAAACATGTCCTGCGATGCGTATGTATGGTTGGTTGCTATAAGTCCTACGTTCCACGAACCAAACATGTTAACACAGTTTCTTACAAGGGCTGTTAATGCCTTGGGTTTTCTACCCAGGTCACCTTTCATATCTCCTGCTTCAAACTGATTAACGTCAGTTGGTGTAAGCATCATACCTAAACTGTCTATGACAAATAGCACTTTAGGTGCACCTTCTTTGTCATCTGCATGTTGCTCTTTGTAACCTTTCATGAATTCAGAAATAGTTTTTGCTACATCGTCAATCATTGATACGCTTAACTTCAAAAGTTTATCTTCTGATGTGTCGACTTTCAATGCCTGTAACCATTTTTCGTCTAGTGCGTTCTCTGTGTCAATTAAGATAACAAAGATGCCTTGGTCTTGTGCATTCTTGATTATGTTACCTGACGCTATGTAACTCTTGCCTGCTCCTGATTCTCCTGCAAGTACAGTTACCTTACCTAGTGGAATTCCTTTGTTGAAATCTCCAGTCATCAAATAATTTAATGCGTAATTTCCTGTGCTGATCCAATCTGTGGGATCGCTAAATCCTATACCTAACCCTTGTATAGATTTTGTAATACTTTTTCTAAACTTTGTTGCGTCAAATACTTTTGTCATAATTTATATCCTTGTAATCAATATTAGCATACCTAGGCCCTAACGTCAATATCAGGGCCTTGGTAAAATGTCAGATTATTTTGCTTGTCTTG